CAGCCGCGCGATGCTGTCGCGGATGATTGCCGCCTGGGCGGCGAAGAATTCCTCCTTGCCCATGTTGGACAGGTCAGTGGGATCGTCCGAATATCTCTCCAAGTTCCAATAGGGCGGGCATGAGAAAATTAGATCGGCCTCGACATCGCCGGCCAGCGCCGTGATGTTCCGGCTATCTCCTTGCCGCCATTCCGGCGCGGGTGCGCCCGCAAGATGAAGTTGGGCGCCATTAGCTCCCACCTGTTCCGGTCGCAACTCGATGCCGACATAGCCGCGCCCGAGCGTTGAGGCGACAATGCCGCGCACCGAACCGCCCGCGAAGGGATCGAGCACCACGCCGCCCGGCGGGCAGAACCAGCAATAGGCGATCTCGCAGATCACAGGGTCGAAGACCGAGGTACCGGATGCTGCCTCAAGAATCTGCTGCGAAACAGGATCGAGGTCCTGCGCGTCGCGGTCGCCCTTGACGAAGGTCAGATTGCTCATGGCGCCATCGGCCTCCCGCGCCCGTCACCCCGCGCCTTGTTTTTCGAATAGTCGGAAGCCGGAAGCGGCGATCCGCCAGGCGAGGCGTTTGCCTTGGCGCGATCAAGCGGCCTCGGGCTTCCGCCGGGTGCCGCGCCGCGCCCCAATTCGGAGCGAATGCCGAGATCGATCCAGGCGCGCTTGCGGTCCTGCCACCAGCCCTTGCGGGCATCGAGCACCGAGAATGGCGGAATGCCGAACCGCTCGGCCAGGGTGGTTGACGGTTCGGACGCGGGCGTTCCGGCAGGGAGGCCACCGGATTCGCCCGCGCCCTGGCCCCCACCCCCGCCCGGAAGGGCAACAGAGTCGAGCATGCGCAGCAGATCGTCGTCGCTGAAGCCGAGCACATCGAGGTCGAATTCATCTTCGCGCAAGGCGGCAAGTTCGGCCTTCAGCATGGTTTCGTCCCAGCCCGCATTTTCGGCGATACGATTGTCGGCGATGACCAAGGCCCGGCGCTGGGCCTCGTCGAGGTGATCGAGCACAATCACCGGAACCTCGGCCATGCCAAGCTGCTTTGCTGCCAGCACCCGGCCATGGCCCGCGACGATGACGTCGTCGACGCCGATCAGCACCGGATTGACGAAACCGAACTCGGCGATGGACGCGGCGATCTGCGCGACCTGATCCTTGGAATGGGTCCTGGCGTTGCGGACATAGGGGATCAGCCGGTCGATGGGCCGCGTTTCAATCTCCTCAATCTGCAAGACCTGTTCTCCGATTGGTTTGCCGGTCGCCAGCGCCAAGGCTGAAGCGCCCCACCGGCTGACGGCGTTTTGCTGACCCGCGGCACTCGCCGTCCGATCCGCGTCCAGGCTCCCCGCCCGAGGGCGGCCCCGCTGGAATGGGTGCAATAAAACGGGCAGCGCTTGGCGCTGCCCCCCGGAGCGTTGCTCACAAAATTCAAATCGATGTGCGGGACTCTCCCCGCTTGTCACGCCTTCGCTGACGTTTGCGCCCACGGCGCTACCGTAGGATGCTCGAACTTGTTGTGTGCCGCCGCAGCGGGAGACCAACTCTCCGTCCGCATGTCTGCAGAACCGCTTAGCGCCTAGGCATCCCCGGTGGTTCGCGTAGTTGGTCTTCCGATGAGGCAGTGCGAACCGCGAACCCGCAAGCGCGAACCTGCGAACCTGCGAACCGCGAACCCGGAATTTTTCTCTGCCGCTAGATTTTCGTCGGGCCCCGCCCGCCCGCATAGGTTGAAGGCCGGAAAGAACCTATGGGCCGGGGGATGGGCGCACGGCCCTCCGATCATGCCAAGAATCATGCCATTTTCTGCTCAAAATGTCATGCGGTTTGTTGCTCGATTTCATCCGTGTTCGGACGAGTTATGCGGCGTCTTGCGGCGAGTTGCCATCTATTGTCGCGGTGACTTTCTTGCGCTCCTGCTTGCGCCTTGGCTGGACGAGGCCAGCGTTGTGCTGATTCGCGATGGTGATCATGGCCGCCGCCCAGCGCTGCCATGCCGTGGTGCGGGATATTCCGATCCGCCAGCAGATGGGCTTCCAGCGTACGCCCTCGGCGCGCAACCATACGATCCGCTTGGTATCCTCGCCCTCGATCCATGCGAGCCACCCGAAGACTTCCTCCATTTGCGAAATAGCCTGCGGTGAGGGCGAGAGGCGAGGCGTGGTTGCGGGCTCCCACCCATAGGCGTCCGCGGCGGAACGGACGACTTCCGGCCAGCCGCTTTTGTATCCGGGCACGCGCTTGTCGGGCAGGCGGCGCAAGGTGCGGGCTGCGTCTTCGAAGCGTTCCTCGACATCGGTGGGCGAAAGGCGTGTTGTGGTCTTTGTCATGCCTGAATCTCCGCGAGAAGAGCCGCATAACCCGCGATGTCACGGATGCTGTCGGCGTGATTTGGATTGAAGACGAGGCGCGCCATCTTGAATTCGATCATGCAAAGCGCGACACTTTCGGGGGTGATCGGAATGTGCGTGTCAAGAATCAAGCTCCATCGGCGAGCTATTTCCTCGAAGAGTTCGCGGGCATCACCGTATTCAATGCTGCGTTTTTCGAGCACACGATCGACATCGGCGAGAAACTCGTTCCGGTTCATGTCCGTTCTCCTATCCGTTGTGAGATTGCCCAATCGAGCAGCGCGAGAGCGTCCGCCTCGTTGTCGTCTCCGGGCTTGAAGCCAAGTTTGCGTATCGCGGCGATGACTTCGTCCTTGGAAGCATTGCCCTTGCCGGTCGCATGGCGCTTGATGGTGGCGACCGAGACGCCGAGATAGGGCACGGCCTGGCGCTCGCACCATGCGGTGAGGTGGGCGAGAAAACCGCCATAGACCTGCGCCGCGAGCGTGCCGGCATGGGCGCGGACTTCCTCGAACACCACCGAGCCGAGCGGCGAGCTCCTGGCGATGTCGTTAAGCCAGCCCTCGAAGCGCACGAAGGCCATGCCCGCACCTTCGAAGCGGCCGGGCTTGTAAAGGTTCGTGCCCGAGCTGATGGCGCCCGAGGTCGAACGCAACGCCCATCCGGTGCGCGAACCGAGATCGAGGGCGAGAAGCGAGCTTGGCCCGCTTGCGCCAACAGGCGGGCGCGGGGGCGAATTCACGGGGACTCTCGGGAGGGTTTCAAGCTCTGTCATGGAGGCTCCTTTCAGAATGGAACGTCATCGCCCTTGGCCCAATCGAGGCCTTGGGATTTGCGTTGCGGGGAATTGAATTCAGCGGGCGAGAAACCGGGCGCAGACGGCTTTGGCTGGCGGGCGGCCTTCGCCCTTTCGGAAATCGATGCCTTCGCCGCCTGCGCTTGTTTCTGTTGATCAGGCGGATTCGAAATCCCATTGGGGCGGACAGCCGTCACGGTTGCGCTGGGAAACCTCGCCTTGACCGCGCGCACATCATCGCCGAACGCATCGAGCGCCAGGGCGATCTCGGCCAATGTCCAGACCGTTCCCCAGCGTTCCGCCGCAACCGCTGCGGCTTCGTCCCCGGTTCGCACGATGGCGACGACTTCGCCGGTGGAGGGGATCACGGTTTGCCAGATCGTTGGCGCCATGGGCTGCGCGCCGACCTTCGCCGCCGCCGCATCGAGCGCTTTCCAGGCGCGCTCCATCGCCGAGGCATGGGCGACTATGGCATCATGCAGTTTCATCGAAATTGCTGCATCGAGCTTCTCGGCCTGGGCATGGAATTTCGCGGCAAGGTCCGGGGCGACGAGTTTCGGCAATCGGCCGACGCCCCATTTGCGTTCCATGGCGACGGCCACTTCATCGAGACAATCGATGGCGGCGCTGGCAAGAAATTCGTTGCTCACAGCTCGGTCACCTTGACCACGGTAAATTCCGAATTCGTCATGAACGGGCGAAGACGTTCCATCCCGAGCTCGCGAACAGCTGCGGCTTGGTCGAGGCGACTGACGGAATGCTTGCTGATGGCGGCCTTGTACTCGCAGCCGAGCAGCGAGCAATTGCCGGCGAGGATGACGCTTCTCAAATCGTCTTCCTTTGCCTTCAATTCTCTGATCTGCGCTCGAATATCGGCCAGTTCGTCGACAGGGTGCCTGTTCGCAATCATCTGCTCATCTCCCTTCCTGGCTGCGCCGCCGCGCCCTTACGCGGCGCGCCATCAAGGCACGCGCCCGCACAGGGGTATGGGGGTTCTCTTCTCCGCCGACCTCCGCCGACCTCCGCCAAACGAAATCAATGGCTTGCTGGGCAACCTCCGCCAACCTCCGCCGACTTCTCCGCCAACCTCCGCCCTTATTTATCAAGAGGTTAGATAGAGGTTCCTTCGCAACCTCCGCCGCCGTCACTACAGCCATTTTTGCACCTTCAGGCCCATGAGCTTCGTTTTCCGGTTGCATTCCTCGATTGAAACGATGCCGTTGTTCAGCCAGTCCTGGATCAGTTCGGAAGCGGCCCTCTTGGTCATCCGGTACTGGCGCATGAGATAGTTGCCGAGCCATCGCGGGCCGGCCTGCGGCGCGTGGCTGAATGGCGATCCTTCGTTGAACCGGCGGTCGACTTCTTTCAGCACCTCGCGCGCATGCGCCATCGTGAAGTCGGGTGCGGAGGCTTTTGCGTCCGGTTCGGTTTCGGCCTGCACCAGAAGGCCGCTCTCCTCCCGGATGTAAGTGTGGGTGTCGAAGCTTGCCTCGTCGTTTGCCTTGACCACGGCGCCGCGCACGATCCGTTCGCGCGCGAAGGCAATCCCGAGCGATGCGCACAACGGACGCGCGGCTTCGTCATCGAGCTTCCAGAGCGCGTAGGTAAGCCGCGAGCCGTCCACGAGCGCGGTGGTGCCGCGGATCGCCTCGCGGGCGTCGTTGCCATCTACGATCCGCATCATGCCGTCCTTGCGCATGTGGTGCGTGAGCAGGACGGTGGCGCCGGTAGCCGATGCCAGTTCTGCCATCGCCGACCACAGGAATTGCGCCGCTGCCGGATCGGCATTCACGTCCGCAAGCACAAACGCCTGCAGGGGATCGATGATGACAAGCCGCAGGTCGGGCAGCTGCATGAGCTGACGCTTGAGGTCGTCAAAGAAGGGGGTGCGGGCGAGCGATTTGCCGTTAGCGGCGATAAGCGGCCGGGGCCCGCCGGCGTCAGGCAAAGGCAAGACGATCAGGCGCTTCGAATGGCGCAACCTTCGTTCCGTGGGATCGATGCGATTAAGCCGCCGATGCACGGCGTCAAAGCTGTCCTCGGCGGTGATGACCGCAGCCGAGCCCTCAACCGCGATCCGTCCGCCGAGAATCTTGCGCGGCTGTTCGAGCCCCACGATTCCGGCGGCAATATGAAGCGCAAGATCGAGCGCGATATAACTCTTGCCCAGACCGCCCATCGCTGCGATTTGCATCGGCACGCCGAGAGGGATCGTGCCCTGGCAGAGCCAGGTAATCGGCCGGGCCTGACCAGCGTAGCGATCAGCAGTCCAATCAAGAAGATTGATTTCGGGTGCGGGCTTATCGTCGCCAATCGGGTGAACCGGGTTCGGCACGTTCCACTTGCGCCGGGCCCCCTCGATCATGCGGGCGAGTTCGCGGCGGGTTTGGTCAGGCTTGTAGTTCGGAAGGGTGAGACCTTCGGCGGTGGCCATGATTTCGGCATCGGACCAGCCGCGCGAGGTCCAATGGGCAACGAGGCGGACAACATGATCGTGCCAGCGTTCGCCCCGCTGGACAGCGGCGAATGCCTGCTCGACGGACATGCCGCCGATTGCGAGGCCACCCGAAATTATATTTTCGGGGGCAATTTCGGGGCGGGTTTCGGGTTTTGGAATCTTGTCAACGGCTTGCTGACTACCGTTCCGCTCGGGCTCGCTAGTGACGGACTTCGGCTCAGTAGTCGCAAGCGGCCCTGCCGCTGGCGCGAAGGCGCGGAGAAGATGTTCGAGGTAATACTGTCGTGGGCGTGAAGGGTCTTTGTCCGCAGCAACGTGAACCTCGGTCTTCTCAAGGACGCGCCCTTCCTTCGTCGGCCACGCCACCGATCCGCCAAGGCGGAGCACCCGGCCGGGATTGACGACCGAAGGATCGCCGCCGATGGCCTGGGCGATGTTGGAACAGAGGTTCCGCAGGATCTCTGCCCCCCGGCATGGCGTCACAAGCCGCCACCACATCTGCGCACGCAGATGCGGGTGGCGGCCGGTGACGACGGTCAAGGTGGGCGCAACGCCACGCGCCTTGCATTCGGCGATGGCGGCGGGCACCACGTCGTCGTCAATATCGGCCCAGATGGCGCTCGCGGCGAGGAAATCGGCGTCGGCGCCGCGCTTGTCTTTCGGGGTTTCCGGCCGGCGCAAAGCCGCGCCGATATAGCAATTCGTTCCGGGCGTCCGGTTCAATTCGACGGCGCGCTCGATGAGGCCCTCAATCTCGTGGGTTCCAAAGTGTTGTGCGCGGGACAAAGCCCCGGTACGCGGATCGGTCCAGCAAAGCTCGATTAGCCCCCCATGCACGCCGTCGCCGTGAAAGACGTGCTTGAATTGCCGCCGCATGCCGTCGGCGTGTGGCGGGAGGATCGGTTCGGCGGAGCTTGACATATGCATCAATCTGAAAGGCGGATTAGTTTGCGGGCGGAACGGCGCGGTAACGAGTTTGCTTGATGCCTAGCGAAGCATCGCCTCGATAGTGCGCCTTGACGAATTCCGCTTGACCGTTGCGGATGCGAAGATGAGCACGGCAGAAGTGCAGGCACCTTCGGCCCGATAAGTGTCCCCCATAACCCTCGTAATCGCTCATGCTCTTCGGTGGGCCGCATTCAAGTCTAATCTCGGTCCAAGCCCGCAACGGGAACTTGCCGATGGCCTTTTGTTCACGGAGCAATGCGCGCTCCAGGCCACGATGCGGTTCGTGCTGGCGCCGCCCGATGATGTGGGGCGAATTGATGAGGGCCAGGAAGCCATAGATGCCAAGCAGCCAATCCCGCTCGCCCGACAAGCCGGGAACGGACTTTATCACATCGGGAAATGTGCCTCTTAAAGTCCTTGGCCCGAGAAGTAGTGTTCCGATGAAATCACTGCTCCCGAAGCCCCGCTTCTTCCCCTCTACAGCCCAATAGGCTGACGTTCTCTCGCCACTTCCGACAAGCAACACCCCACTTCGCTCAATTTTTTCGGAATTGATTTTCAATTCCAGCCACGTCTTGGGGGCGGGCAAGAATCCTAGGACATTCACGGGCTTGTCCGACCTCACCATGTCCCCGGCAATCTTGCAGGCAAGATCAAGTACTTCGGTCACTTCAAAACAATGCACATCGCACATCAGATTGAGCAGACCGCATCGGTCGATGAAGGATCGATCCTTTACCGGTAACGTCAGTTCACGGACGATTTTGTGGGCGAGGGGCGTCATCTCACACCATCCCCCTTTCCTCGGCCAGCCATTCCGGCAGTGTGACCGTGTGGGTCCTGCCGTCGGAATTGGGAGCGATCTCGATCAGCGAAAGCGGAAGCCACACCGTTTCCCTTTCCCCGTAATCAACGAGCACCGCGCGATCCGTGCTGCCGCGGATGCTTACGGTTATGTCGATAATGTCGGATTTCGTGCTATGGAGGCGTCTCATGCGTCGTCCTCATCTTCATCGTCGCTCTCGCGCATCGCGTCCTGGAAATGCGCGAGGTACATCAGGATGGGCACGTAGAGATCGCGCACCAGTCTCCGGTGCACTTCGATGGGCTTGGAGACCGACGCCTCCCACGCGAGCCTGAGCAGGCCGAGCTTGCGCACGGTTTCCTGTTCAACTCGGCTCCAATTGATCCTTGCGGGATCGAGTTGGAGGCGTGCGTCCTTGAACAGCGTGCCGCCTTCAAGGAACTCGCGCGCCGCGCGATCAAAGCGGCTCTCCAAATCCTTCGATTTGAGCAGCGCCTCTTTGGTGCGGGTGCTGAAATAGGCGTTCTGCGCGGCGCGCATTTCGACGCCGAGCTTGATGATGTCGGCGGCGGTCATGCTTGCTCTCCAATAGGGGACGTTTCGCGCTCGCACGCGGGCACATAGGCGTCAGATGCAATGCCAACCAGCATCGGGCACTTGCCCTCGGCGGCGCGGTCGATGGCCCACTTGATTACGCTCGCGCACTGATCCCCTATGCCAATGCACTGTTTCCAGCGGCGCACACCCATGTCGGCAATGTCGCCAAGGGTCTTGTCGGCCCACGCACCGCCCTTGTATTCGGCGTCCGGATCGCCTTCGTGCATTTTTGCCCACCGCCCGAAACACATGTGGGATATTGCACCGCCAGCGCGTTGGCTGATCGGGTTCTCGCGCCATGCGACATCCCGCGCCAATATCGAGCGCCAGGTTGAAGCGTCATTCATCATGCGCCCTCCTTCGGCCACGGCCAGGAAATGCGGGCGATCTCGTCGAGCCCCCTCGTCTCCCATAGATCGGGCGGTGTGTATTCCGGCGCAGGCGCGCAGGCGGCGACGACTGAGGCGAACACGTTACGGGCGTTGTCGAACTTGCGCCCCACCTTCGGGCCGACGACCAGCGTTCGCTTGACGCCTTCGGCCAGCGCGCGAAGCAGCGCGGGAGAAGCCCCGGCGGTCAATTCGACAAGCAGGTCAACGTCATCATCGGGCGGGTTGAACGGCGCGAGATAGCGCCGCAGGATGGCGAATCGTTCGTCGGCGGTCGGCAATTCGACGGCAATCTGCATGTCGAAGCGCCGCCACAAGGCGGCATCGAGGAAGTCCTGCCGATTGGTCGCGGCCAGGGCGATGCCGCTGAAACGCTCGATCCGCCGCAGAAGCACATTGAGGGAATTCGCGCGCTCGACCGAAGCGCCCTGGTCGTTCATGCGCCGGCCGCCCAGGGCGTCTACCTCGTCGAAGAAGATGACGACCTTGCCCTCGGTCTTCGCCATCGCATCGAAAAGCTGGCCGATGTTCTGGCCGGTCGAACCGAGGAACGATGAAATGAGGCTTTCCGAACGGACGCAGGCCAGCGGCAAGCCAAGGCGGGCGGCGAAATGGTGCGCCAGCGTGGTCTTGCCGCATCCTGGCGGGCCGTAAAGAAGGGCGGTTCGGCGCGGCTTGATGCGCGCCGCCTTCAATTCCTCGGCGGCGCGAACTTCGGTGAGCCACTCGAACACCGCCGCGCGGACACTCGGTGCCAGGATCGGCTCCTCGGCTTCACGCGGCATGAGCACATCGGCAAACTTGGAGAGGGTGCCCTTGATGTCGTCCTCGGCAAGGCGCTGGCTTGGCATGGAGAACGGGCGGCTCATTGCTCGCCTCCTTCCGGAGCCTTGCGGGGCTCGATCTTCACGACGATGTGGTCGTTGAGAGGGTTGATGCCGGTAACGCGGACCTTCGCTGCGGGAAGGAGGCGCGCGTTCAGATATTCCTCGAACGCCTCCATGACCGTGGCGAAATTCATGTGCAGAGAATTGTTGCCCTTAAGCATCGCCGCCCCCTTCACCATCCGGCTTGCCTTCGCCGTCCGCCTTCTTCTTGTCGGGCTTCGTCCGGCGCCAGGCGGCGGGAATTTCCATGCCGTCCGTTCCGGTTTCGGCGCACCAGCCTTCATCCCATGCGGCGCGGCGCGGATCGCCCGCCGTGAAGGGGTTGTCGATGATGCGCTTGCCGTCGCGTGCGGCAGTGCGGCCGGCGGCGCGGACCGCGTCCAGATCAATCGCCGGTTCTTCCGTAGGCGGAGGATCGGCGGGCGTTTCCTCGCCCTGCGGGGCTTCCGCTTTGGGATCGGGCGTCCGCCTTGCGGGCGTCAACCGCTTGCGCGCCGCCTCACCGAGTGGCGTGCCGTTCAGCATGCCAAGCGCCGCGCGGTACATCTCGCAAAGCGCCTGGAATTCCTCGCGCTCGGCGGACGAGAGCTTCCGTTCGCGGAGCATCTGCGTAAATACCTTGCCATCGAAGCCCGCGCCTTTCGCGCGGGATTTCACGGCCTTGATAAGCTCGGCGATCTGCTGCTTTTCGACTTCGAGGCGTTCGACTTCCTCGATGAAGTCAAGCAACTGCTCGGCGGCGCTTCCGCCATTCCTCCCGGTGTTCATGATCAGAACTCCGTGTCGAAATTGTTGGCAGGAGCCGCCGCAGGCTTAGGCTGTGGCGGCGACACATGGGAAGCGCCAGAAGACTGCGCCTGGGCGGGTGCGTTGCCCTTCCAAACGTCGGCCTCGTTAACCGGGCTCGTGTCGGGCAGTTCTGCAGGGCGGTCGGCAAACTTGACCAATTCGAACTTGGGGCGATAGTTGGTCCCGAACCGATCCTTCATCGCCTCAGAGCCGACGCAGGTGATGACCGGCACCTTTCCGCGGTTTTCGTCCTTGCCCACTTCTTCCTCGTACTTTGCGTAGATGTCGCGGATTGCGTTCGCGAGATGGATCGAGGCGCCGCCGAATTCGACCGCGCCGCCAAAGAATTTCTGGCTGAACGCCATGACGACGAAGCCGCGCTTGAAGCCGTCGCCTGGCGAAGGCGCGGGCTGGGCAAGAGAAGGATCGATGCGTCGCTCGGGCGCCTGACCTTCAAGAAAGCGGAACCATCCGGTGCTGATGTTCTTCAAGTCGATCAGGAAGGTCGGGCGCGGGATTTCCTTGTCGCCGCCTTCCGGCGCGCGGACAAACCACTTGTCCGCTTTCGCGTTGTATTTGGCGTATGGCCGGATCGTGCCGGAACCACCTATATTGAGCGCCATAGCGTTTCTCCTTTGCAGTTGGCGTTGGACGTTGATTAGAAGCCGAAGACTTCCTGGCCCGCCGCGCGCGCGGACGGGTCGGACCACCAAAACGAATCAAAGTCGGGGACGATGAGGCCCGCGAGCTCGCGCGCGTCGTTCGAGACCGCCAGAAAGCGGCCAAGCGAAAAGGCGATGGCCCGAAGTGCGTTAAGGTGGCGACGCACGTCGTCGCCCGACATTTCGTAAACACGCGCCTGTTGCTTGTCGGTCTTTCCGGGCGCGGGCTTCACGTAGGCGAAGCGCATGCCGAAATTGCCGTGCGCCGAGGCATAGACGGCGCCTTGCCGCCCATGGCTGTTGCCGATTTCGCTCGGGAAGCGCTCCGTTGTCTTGAGATCGACAATCAGTCCGTGTGCGGAGAACGCCCAATCGATGTAGCCGATGATGGGCACGGGAACGTCATCAAGCTTGATCTCGATGCGCTTCTGATAGGCGTCCGGGATTCCATATTGCCGGAGCTCAGCAAGCGCGCCGTGCACATAGCCGGCGATCTTGAAGCGCTCGTCATCGCGGCGCGGGTCGGCGGTCAGCGCCGTTTCGCGGTTGAATTCACGCTCGGCCTCGGCGGCACATTCTTCCGGCGACTTCGAGGGATCGATCAGGCCGGCATGCACGCCGTGCTCGACGGCGCGGCCGCGGGCGGCGGGAATGCCGATGGGCGTCCGTCGGCCAAGCAGGCGCTCGGTGATCCAGAGCGCCGGCTGGGCGGCCCAGAGATTCAGCGATGATGCCGAAAGGTGATCGATGCCGTGGCGGGCAAAGGAGTTGCTCATTTTGCGCCCCGCTTCTTTGGGGTGGCGACCTGCGATGACTCGCGTTCGGTCAGCCAGTCGCGGAAAGCCTGGGCGCGGTAGAGAACCTTGCGGCCAACTCTGGCGCAGGGCGGGCCCACACGGCGGCTTTCCCATCGTGCCAGGGTGTCGGTTGAAACGCCGAGCTCAGCAGCTACCGCCACCCGGTCCAGCCAGCCATCCAGGAGCGGGGTGCTCCCAGGCGTGGCTTCCGCCTGTTGACTTTCCATCTAAATCCTCCGCCAAAGCGCATCGAATGAACAGGCGGCATCCGAACATGGGAGCGGGCGATTTGGTTAGGAGGAAACAGGAATAAACAGGAAGAAACACGCGCATAATTATTAAGAATCGCGTTACATCAATCGGTTACGCAATATCAGCAGCGGTCGCGCGGTCGCCGGTAACGATGTCCTGAATAAAGGACTCGACTCTTTTCCTCACGGAACATATAAGGAACATAGTCCGTTGAGTGGTTGGTTAAACAGGAGGAAGGGATGGCGGCCATCATCGAATATCCAAGCTTCGCATCGGGTGAACCGGTGCGGCTTTCGGCGCAGGCAATCCTGGCGATCGGGGCCGAGCTTCGGAAGCGGCTTTTCGGCTTTGCCGTGCGCCCGCTGGATGTCGCCGGGCTTGCTCAGCGAGCGAGCAGGCTGCGCGTTAACGGCCGCGACCTGCGAATTGCCTGGGACACCGAACATGCCGTCCATGACGACAAAGGGAATGCGGTTCTTGGGGTGTGCGCACACGATCCGTGCGAACCGGGGACCGTCTTAATCAGCTTAAACGGTCCTGTGCTGGCGGATCAGCCTGAGTTGCTGCGCTCAATCGCAGCGCATGAACTGGGCCATGCAATATTCGACATGCCGGCCGCCATGGCCGCTGGCGCAATGCGCGCCTTCAGAAGCAGTCCCGGGGCACCTGCAATAGGGCCAGTGGTTGATTGGAAGGAATGGCGGGCGGACGAATTCATGGGCGCATTTCTGGCGCCAAGGCGGCAGCTGACGCGATCATTCACCCGCCAGGCTACCAGTCTTGGTGCGAGGGTAAGGTGGGAAGATGGCGAGAAGCCGATGCCGTTCATAACTCAACACAACGAGGACCGCTCCATGGTGGATGCAATAGCGTTCGCGCTGGCCGAGGAATTCGGGGTGTCTGAAGCGCTGATAGCCGTGCGCCTCAGGAAATACCGGCTGGTGCGCTGAAGGAGGACGAAATGGCATTTGGACTGATCGTGAGGGCGAAGCGCACGGAGCAGGGCATAGGGCTCAATGACTTTTCCGAGCGTCTGGGGGTGTCGCCTGCCTATTGGTCGCGCGTGGAACGTGAGCAGGAAAATCCGCCGCGCGACGAACTCGTGGAACGTGCTGCGGCGATCCTGGGTGTGCGCATGGACGATCTGTTCGTCGAGGCGGGGCGCCTGCCACCCGATATGCGCGATGACCTCAAGCAGGTTGTGCAGGTCTACCGCCGGCAGCGCCGGATCGGCGGCAAGTAATCAAAAAGCCTTGGTCTGAATTGCAGGGAAATGTCGGTCATGCTTCCTCCTCGCTCCTTCCATTGCCTAACCGAAGTATCCGCCCGCTGGTCGGTGACGCCATTCGATGTGATCGGGTGGTCAACAGAAGGGTTGCTTGCGCTTTCGATTGCACTTCAGCCGGCCAAGACAGGGCCTGCCGACATGGTGGCGGGGCTTGTCGATGTTGAAGCACCACTTCTTCTGCCGCTATTCAGAAGACATGGCACCCCAAGCCCCAGGATTACCATCCGGCGCGTGAAATCCAGCGCCGAGGGCTTTCAATGGATTACGGAACCCGCCGACGGGGTTCCCATCACGGCCGCCGATGTGCTCGTCAAGCGGGCGGAGATGCTCCGCTTTGAAGAACAGTATGGCCTGTTCAATTCCCGTCAAACGGAAATGTTTGGCGAAGACGAAAAGCCTCGCCGGCGTCGTGCTGGCCCTGGAGCGCCTGCGCGTTATGACTGGGACAGATTCTATGGCGCCCTCGCGCGTCGTATCCACGATCACGGAATCCCAAAGACACAATCCGAACTCGTGCGCGAAATGTTGTCATGGTACGAAAGTCAAAACTTCGATCACGTACCCGACGAGAGCTCAGTTGCGAATAAGGTCAGGGCAGCCTGGCGGGAGCTTCACCGCACATGAGCCGCTCTTCTTCGTCAACAACCACTTTCATGGCATTCACATCGAGGGGATTGTCGCTGATCTTGGCGATTTCGGCGGCAACACGCACCCAATGAACGAATACTTTCGAGTTCCCGGAGAGCCTCGCTCGCGTAACGAACCGCTGGGCGTCATAGAAGGCGGTACGGGGGTTCAATTCAAGAAGCCGCCGCGCGTCCTCTTCGACAAGGCGCTTCTTAAGCCGTCGTCCTGCAATCCAGCGTGAGATTAATTCAAAAATGCCCACCCGTACTTCCCTCGGACTCCTCGCCATATTCGCAACATTTCTCATTTTGGCAACTGCCCCGCCGCGGCGGAGCAGATTGCCGGGAAGCCAGTGATTACCGATGGCGACACCATCGTGATCGGTGATGTTCGGATAAGGCTGGCGGGCATAGATGCACCAGAAACTGATCAGGTGTGCATAGACCGGCAAGAACAGCGTTACCCATGCGGGTTGCGGGCACGGAATGCGCTCTCTCAAATTGTTGGCGGCGAGAGTGTAGCCTGCACTGACGGGGAACAA